ATGTACAACAACAATGCCGACAGACTATGCAAGACGCTGGGCGCGCGACCCTCTGACAGGCAAGGGATATAAAATAAAGGGTATGAATTACAATGAATGGATTGAGAGCCTTAATCCTGAGCAAAGGTTAGCGTTTGACCTGCACGTGAGACAGTATAAAAACCTGTCAGGTGATAAAAAGCAGTATGCAAAGTATGTTGAAGTGTTGGGAAAGAAGAATGTGCCGAAAACGTTTGCATTGTTTCAGGATTTGAAGTATAATGATAATAAGTTATGGGAATCGTTGAAAGACTATTATAAGTCGAGAAGCACAAATATGATTTCAGCATTTACATCGTTTGAAGATTATAAAAAGTATAAGCAGATAATATCCGACGAATTGATAGGACTTACAACAGTTGACGGAATTAAAATAAAATCACAAAGCAAGCATTTTATTGAACGAGTGTTTGGAACCAATAAAGACCCAATAACAGGCAGAACTAGAAACGGCGTTGAAATTAAGGATATAAAAGAGGCATTGCTACATGGAAGGGTAAGGAAAAAGAAATGTAGTACCAAGTATGTTTCTGATAAATGTGAGGTTTCAATAAACCAAAGAACGGGAAATCTTATACAAACAAATCCACATAGCGAAATAAGGTGAAATTAGCATGTTATATAAATTTAATAAAAAACAATATGACTTAATAAAAAAGTATGTTATAGAATGTTATGAAGGCGGAAACTTAGAATTTGATGATGAGAAATTTAATATAAAGATTAACAGTAATGATATAGGAGAATTTCAGTCGGCGGCTGATGAAGCTATAATAGTATATGGTATGGTCAATCAGGATTATTTGACTGATTTGGGTTGTGAGCTTCAATGGTTATATGATGAGATATATTATCAAACAACTCTCAATGTTTAGTTTATTTGAGCTTATTTGAGAGTAGCTTAACTTAAAAGCGTCCTTTGGGGCGCTTTTATTATACCAAAAATGAGGTGATGACATGAGGTCAAGAGACCCAACAAATTAATTAAAATAAATAAAGATGATGAGCGGAGACGCTCTTTTTTTATACCCAAAATTGAAAGGAGGATTTTAAATGGCAGAAAATACAAAACAGACAGGCGGCGCTATGGCAACGCCCCAAACAGGGCAAAATGTTGCAGACCTGGCAACGCCGACCGAACCTAAAGAACCGGCCGCAGGGACGGCTGTCAACACTGGCGGCACTGATGACGTTCAATCCAAAATTGATGAAGCGTTAAAGGCGGCGCGCAAGAAGTGGGATGCAGAGCTTGAAACAAGGTTGTCGGAAGCAATAAGCGAAAGTGAACGTCTTGCCAAGCTGAACGCGGACGAACGAGCAGAAGCCGAGCGGCAAAAGGAACAGGAAAAATTTGAGAAAGAACGCGCGAAATATGAGCGTGAAAAGCTTGAATTTGAAACGGGTAAATCACTTATGGACAAAGGACTTTCGCCTCAATTCGCTTCATTTTTGGCGCAGGACAACGCCGAAACCACAAAGGCGAATATAGACGCGTTTGAAAAGGCGTTTAACGAAGAGGTGCAAGCTGCGGTTGTCGATAAGCTGAAAGGAACTGTCCCAAAGGCGGGGACAGACAAAGCCGCTGCAATAACGCAAGAGGCTTTTAACAAAATGAGTTATACAGAGCGCGTCAAGCTGTATAACGAGGACAAAGAAACTTATGAAAAATTAACAGGAGGTAATCAATAATGGCAACAGGAACAACGAAGCTTGAAAACATGGTAAATCCCGAGGTTATGGCGCCTATGGTATCGGCAAAGCTTGAGGCAGCTATGAAGTTTGCCCCGCTTGCGACCATTGACAGAACATTGCAGGGAAAGCCGGGCGATACCGTCACGCTTCCAAAGTATGCGTACATAGGTGACGCGGAGGACGTGGGCGAGGGCGAGGCTATTCCGATTGAGAAAATGGCGACATCGACCACCAAGGTAAGCGTTAAAAAGGCAGGCAAGGGCGTTGAGCTTACGGACGAGTCCGTTCTAAGCGGCTACGGCGACCCTATGGGCGAGGCGGTAAATCAGCTTGGGTTGTCAATAGCAAACAAGCTTGACAATGATGTGCTTGCTGTGCTTGATAATATTATATCCGCTATGACAGTCGGAGACGGCACGGCAACGCTGACTTCAAACTTTATAGCGGACGCACTCGTTAAATTCGGAGAGGACATAGACGGTGAAAAGGTTCTGCTTATCGCTCCGGCACAGCTGGCGGAGCTTAGAAAATCCGAGGACTGGATTAAAGCGACCGACATCGGCGCGGATATTATAATTAAGGGCACGGTCGGCATGATACACGGCTGTCAAGTTGTGCTTTCCAACAAGATTAAGGCGGAGAACGGCGCTTATACGAACTATATCGTTAAGCCCGGTGCGCTTGCGATTTACCTAAAGCGCGATACCGAGATTGAAAATGACAGAGATATTGTTAATAAAACCACGGTTATCACAGCCGACAAGCACTATACAACGCACATCGCGGACGACGCCAAGGCCATCAAGATTAGCGCAAAGGAGTAATATCCTATGGGAATGTTATTAAGCAGACACAGGAAAGCAAGAAAAGCCGTATCTGACGATAAGCCGAAGGCGGAGGTGAGAACCAATGTTAAACAAAGCGAACGCGCTAGAAACCGCAAAAATGCTTCTAGGGATAGAGGGGGACTGCAGGGATAACCTGCTGTCCTTTTTAATTGAGGATAACATAAATCTGATTTTAAACTACTGCAGAATAACAGATTTTCCGCAAGAGCTTGAAAGCCTTTTGCCGGTTATGACCGCCGACCGATATAGGCGCGCAAGCTATGGGCAGGAAAAAGCAGACAAGGTTGTGAAGTCGGAAACACAGGGCTCTGTAAGCAAAAGCTATGAGGACAGTACGGCTAACGACAGTCATTTTCTCAATAATTACCGCGAGAGATTAAAGCCGTTTATTAATCGTAAAGGGAGGGTTCCGAGTGATTTTGATGAACCTGAAAAAAACGATTGAGGTATACAGCGGCGCTGAACTTAAAGCTGAAATAACAGCAGATATTCAACCATACAGCGGAGGTCTAGCACAGGAAGAATACGGACTTGAAATTGAGACTGTAAAGCGTATTTACTGCGAGCCTTGTACATTTCTTGAAGAAGGCGCAAGGGTCGCTTTGAAAGGTGAAAATATAAGCTATACAGTAAAGTATTCCGAACATTGGGACGATTACACAATGGCTCTTTTAAACAAGCTGCCAACAGCCGTAAAAGATGAGAGCGTGAACGTTAACACGGGAGAGAACGGCGCAAGTGATATATACGGGGGTGGGTTTTATTGATTGATTTAATTCCACGGGTGAAAAAACTGCTCGAAAGTACAGGAATAACGGTTAAATATGGCACGGAGTTTCATTTTAACGCCGTGCCTGTTATTACGTTTAGAAAAGTGACAACTGACGAGGGCTTTCACGCCGATAACGCCGAGCAGTCACAAGTAAGCAAGTTTGCTGTGGATATTTGGAGTAATTCGCCCGTGCAGTTATCCAATATAGGAGTAAAAGTCAATGAGATAATGCAGTCGGACGGCTGGACAAGGACATACGATTGCGATGTGCCCCGGCAAAGCCCTGATGAATTATATCATTTGTCGCAGAGATATAAAAAAGAGGTATTTTTTTAAAATGAGGGGTGACAATGGGAATCAATATTGAAATTGATGGGCTTGATAATATATTGGACAACTTAGAAAATATATCATCTAAACTTGACGGCGCTGTACAAAACGGGGTGGCAAAGGGCGGCAAAGCTATACAAGCCCAGTGTAAAGCTGAGTGTCCTGTTGATACAGGAGAACTGAGAAACAGCATTGTAGAAGAAACAACAGGCGGTGGAGGAAAATATACATCTGAGATAGGACCCACGGTTGATTACGGTATATACGTCGAAATGGGTACAGGTATTTACGCCGGAGGACGACAAACGCCGTGGAGGTATCAGGACAGCAAAGGACAATGGCACACGACCAGGGGGCAGAGACCACAGCCGTACATGGAACCCGGTTTTGAAGCCGGGAAAGATGAAGCGGTTGAAATATTAACTAATGAAGTACAAAAAGCAATAAATTAATTTTAGGAGGTCATTAATTATGGCAGTAAAAGAAATAAATAAACCACATTCAAAAATTGGTGTATCAAATTATACCTTTTTTCCTATAACAGCTGATGATATGGCAACAGGGAAGACTACATACGGCGAGGCGGTGACCTTGCCAGGCACGGTTGAAATCGCTCCAACAGATTCAGGTTCTACCTCAACATTTGACGCAGATAATGGAGCATATGAGGTAGATTCATATGTTGAAAAAATGGGTCATGAAATCACCAACGCAGATATACCACCCGAGGTTGACGCAATGTGGAGAGGTGCGGAACTTGTAGACAACGGCGTTGAGTTCAACAAAGACACAGCGGCAAAGGCTGAATATTTTGCGGTGGCGTGGATAATTGAAAAAGCCAACGGTGTAAAACGTTTGGTGAGATACTATAAGGGCAAATATGGTTTTGCCTCAAATATCGGAGGAAAAACCAAAGCTTCTGAGGGCGCGCCCGAACATCAGACAGCCAAAGCCACATTCTCAGCTGTGTTCCGTGATTCTGACGGTAAAGGATATTACTATATAGATACGGACAATCTGCCTGAGGGCGTGACGGAAGCACAGGCTATAGAAAATTGGTTTAAAGACCCGAACTGGTATCCGTCAACAACACCGGAACAGGGGGCTTAGTCCATGGCAAAAGATATAGAAAATATATTGACTATAAAGATTAACGGTAAAGAAGTACAATCAAGGCCGTTTGCTTTTGAGGATTACGCAGATATGCAGGACAAGCATTTAAGAGGGTATTCAGGCGCTTGCAAGCTGTGTTATGGTGTACTAATAAGCATGTTCAAAGGCACGGCTGCCAACAAGGAATACATTGACACAATGTCTATTGCGGAAAAAGATATGCTGTGCCGGAAATTGCTTGACATATATTTGAACACGATAAGCGAAGTGAATGAACTTATAAAAAACCAGTAAAGTCGGACAGTGACGAAACTTTTAATCTTAATGATATATATGCCGTAATGTAT